ATGATGCAAACACCTTTCTTTTTTTTAAATTCCGCTGCTATGCTTTGACCGCTATCTTCTAGCTGTGCTATCATTTGTGCAAATTCTTCTTCAGTATAGGAGGCCATAAGTTGCCCAGGCAATTAAAATTAAACTAATCTTAGGGAACGTGAGCATTAACAATAACATTAAAAATAGAATTATCCAATTATTCATTCTTCCCAACTATCGATGATTCGTTCACCTGTTGAGTCATCAACATATATTACCCATTTACCAATAGTAATATAGGCTACATTTTTAGATCTTATATCAACTTTAATTATGCCATTTATCTCCATTACTTTGTTCCCTCCTTTCAGCCAGTTCATCATAAACTAATTGAGTAGCGATGGTCGTACTAAAAGGATAAACAACAGTGCCTATTGCATTAGTTAAGTTCATCCCTTTAATAGCGTCTACATGCATATCAAAATCTGTTGAGTCTTCCAACGGTGCTCCTTGAGCATCGGTTAAAGGGATGCTCGCTAATTGTTGATCTACTTTTCCTATGATAGTATGGAATAAGGAGCTCTTACTTTTAAGTTTCATATAGTCTTATATATGTGGGATATACTGCTAAGTCAACCGGAAAATGAAGTATATTTTGATAATATGGGTGTGTTCATTTCTTCAGGGAAATGCCTGCATGGCCCCAATCGAAAGCCCTATCTTATATGATAGTTGGTATGCCTGCTCTCGTGCTGCTCACCAAGAGTCTATCTCAATTATGTCCAAAATGGGGTATAAAGCTGTCAACGATTACCAAGTAGGCACCAAGTATCACTGCAAAGCAGTTGCTACTTACTGAGTATTAAAGTAGGCTCCCGCTATGAGTTTTACAGCATTTATTCTGTTCGGCCATATTTGTCTCGCCGTTCCAGAAGATCTTGATAAGTGCTGGAATATTTATCATACCCCCCAGATTCGTTACCCTAACGAACGGACATGCATGAAAGCTGCAAAGGACTACCTACATGGCGCCCAGCTCTATTATAAGCGTCAGGATCGTGCTGTGAGCGAAATAGAGCTATATTGTATAGGGATAAACCCAGTAGAGCCTATATGATACAACTTTTGAAGCGCTTTATACGTACCATTTATAACTATGTTAAGAAGGACGCTTCTATTGACATTCCATCCCAAGATGCCTTATTATTACCTATGAAATACTATCGTGTCAGAGCGATAGTGGAAGGACGTCTCTATATTGAGACAATAGAGGCTAAGGACCTTGACAGTGCTTTTAAAGTCTTGGTTAAAAAGGCGGCTGATGGTTTTGTGAAGGTAAAAGAAGATGTGGGCTTTTATCAAAGAAAGAAAGTCCAAATCACTTATGAGGAGGTAACGGATGGCATTACAGGAACTGGTGCAAACGAAGTTAGACCTGGAACACAAGTGGGCAAAGAAAGCTTTGACATCACAACGTGAGGAAATGAAATGGATAGATATTAAAATTAAGGATGTTAAGAAGCTTGTAGATAACGCAGTAGAGCAGGACGATAAACTTTCGATTGCAACATGAATAAAGCAGTAAAAAAATTAAGAAAGATTAAAGATCAAATAGATAAGTTAGAAGAAAAAGAAGATGATCTTTTAAATCAACTTGACGAAGCTATTGATGAATTAGAAGAAGAGAACAACGATTAGTGTTCGTAGTGATCTACGATACGTTGTAGCGTTTCTTTTTTTACAATACTAAAGGGTAGGAGATCTTTAGCCAATTTATAGGCATCTCTGAAGGAACACCTCCATCTCCAATTATCAAAATTTTGTTTATGAGTAGCTTTTCGTATATTTAAAGTTCCGAACCCAGCTTTTTCTTTAAGCCATTCCATCACTCCCTTATGATTCATTTGAATCTCAACATGGATACTAGAACATTTATAAAATTTATTATTTGAGCACTTCTTTATTCTTCTTCTGCAATCAATCCAACCTTCTCCATCAACAATACCAGCAAAATAGCGAGCATCATTTTCAGTCATGAGCCGTGCCCCATGATCCTCCCGTTTTGACATCAACAACAAAGGGAAGTTTAAACTCTATACAATTTTCCATTATTTTTTTAATTTCAGTTGCCCCTGCCTTTGATTTAACATTAAAACATAATTCATCGTGGAGCTGCAGAATAGGTAAATATCCTTTTTCATAACATGCGAGCATAGCTTGTTTGGTTTGATCCGCTGAAGATCCCTGGATTAAACGATTGAGAGCTTTATAGGTATATGCTCTTTTAATATTTTCTCTTCCATATTTAGCCACAGCGTTATCAAAAGTTTCTGCCGTGTGTAGGCCAAAGTCTTTAGGTTCCCACATATCAAATCTACATTTTCGACCCTTCTTCGTTCGAATAACCCCTTTGTCACTAGCCGTTTGCATACATCGATCAGATAGCATCTTCACGAAAGGAACTTTGCGATTATATTTAGAGATAAGCACAGTAGCTTCCTCTTTGGATACCCCTAAAGAAGTGGCTAATTTGTTTTTTCCCATACCATACATTAAGCCAAGGCCTATGGTTTTAGCTTGAACTCTCTCTATACCTACAAGATCTGCTACGGTTTGGTGAAAATCTGTGCTGGCTTTTTGATAAGCTTCTACGAGTTCAGTGCTTCCTTCATAGCCATTACCAATTGAAGCTGCATAATGAACCGTCATTCGTGGTTCTTGTTGCGAGTAGTCAAAGGATCCCCACTTGTGTCCTTCTTCAGGCACAAAGAGAGATCGAATCATAGGACCAAATTCTTTGTTGCGAGCAGGTACTTGTTGAAGATTGGGATTGGACATACTGAGTCTTCCCGAGACCGTTCCCCCGTTGTCGGATCTTAATTGATTTATTTCTGCATGGATCCTTCCCTTCACCTGGTATTTCATGATAGAAGATAAGAAGGTATTGTGAAATTTATTTATTTCTCTCGCCTTAACGACAAGTTTAGCAATTTTATGTTTACAATTAATCAACCAGTTTTGAGTAAATGACGGTTCACCAGATTTCGGAGTACGCGGATACTCTATCTTTAACTTATCAAAAGCTTTGGCGATCTGGCGTGCTGCCCAAATGTCTATGTCTATTCCTGATTCTTTTCGTATGGCCAACAATAGTGATTTCTCTTGGACTCGCATGTCTGTTCGTAGTTTTTCGGCTAATTCCACTTGTACTCTTACCCCTCGTTGACGCATTGCGATTAATACTGGGAGTAGGTTAGATTCTAGTTCCCATACAGTTTCCAGACTTTGTTGCATAATTTCTTTTTTAAGTTGCTGCCATAATAGGTACGTGAGTCGTGCATCTTGTTCCGCATAAAATCCGACATATTCTGCAGGAAGCTTCCACATTTCTCCTTTGGGATCGACGCCGTGTTCTTTGGCTGCAATAATCAAATCAGTTTCAGCTTTAATCTCCCCCAGATAATCTCTAGACAAAGCATTCAAGGAATAGGACCAGCGGTTTTCATTCACGATTGCTGCGGCAACCATCGTATCGACAATAGTGCCCTTCACTTTAATATCTTCTTGTTCTAACCAACCTACATCGTACTGGGCATTATGAAATATTTTAGTACACGGTAAAGCACAAACCGTTCTCATATACTTTTTAACTTGTTCAGGAATCATATTGCCTCCACCGTAATGAGCAAAAGGATAATAACCTTGCCAACCTTCGACGGCGACGGCAAAGCCAATGATGTTTCCGTTTCCTGTAGCCCAGCCTGCTCCTCGCCCGGAACTAATTCCTTCATCGCGTGTTTCTAGATCGATGGCAATTTCCTTTGCTTGTGAGAGATCTTTATACTCGGCAGGGCAAGACCAGATATGTTTTTTAAAATTCATGGAGAGTTGCAGACTCATTTGTAGTCCCTGTCAATAATCATATCAATGTAATGCTTGGCTTTTTCCAAATCTTTAACTTCTCCTTTTGATGAATGTCGACAAATATATTTAATAGCATTTCCTTCTGCGAAGAGCAACTTGTTCTCATTAATAAACTCACTCGGTTGGATTTTCATATCCTTGTAGTGAGTTCCTCCAACCTGTTTTTTATAAACGCTCATCAGTGTACTGTTTTCTTAGGATCCTTATAGGGTTCTACGTCAGTTTCTAGAATAGTTTTTAACATTTCTTTATACGCTTTTGGGTCTAGAATAGTTTTATACAGCCTCATCGCAATTGCAAGGTAAGTTGCTGCTACCATTTGCATAGGGTACTTTTCAGCATAAATCATAGCGTCCGTAAAAATTTTTTGATAAATTTTTTTAAGCTTTTCGTCTTTGGTCATATTTTTTAAAAACCACTCTCCAAATCCAAGAACGGGTCATTGAAATAACGGTAAAGATGGAAGCAATACCAATACTATCAAGAATGCTGGGGTAGAGCCCAAAGAAAGGAAAGAAAAAAAGTTGTATCAGAATGGCTAAAATAAATCCAGAGCCTACATCGATAATACTTTCAATCAGGCTTCGCATTAGATTTTTTCCTTTTTAAACGTTTCTGGGCTTCCTC